ACCCTCTTGGTCCCCATTTCATTTTCTATAGACCTTGAGTTTTTCCCATTCTCGCAGGTCACAGACTTAAATCGAATACCAGACCTCCTAGCCATCGCAAACCCGCAGGTCAGGGCGCTTCGACCCCTATCATCTTCTCGAACAGCTACTCGAAAACTTGAAGTGATTAGAGCTTTCCCCGCCACATGATTAGGACCCAATAAAGCCTTTAAATAATGGCGCGGAATAGCACACAGGGATGTCTTAACAATGACCTGGAACCCATATAAGCTCCTTAGGAGGCTGATCGGCATGGGCAGACTCAGCAACGATGATGATCGACCCCGGCCACAGCCCCATCAGTCTATGGGTATCATGGCTCCCGCGACTAGGAAAGTCAAAAAGGCAGTAGCCGTGATCACAAAAAGGATCTGGCGAGCTTGTGACAGGTGCGGCTACTCCGAAATCGACGGATTCCCCATCGCTCACGCCAAATTCCAGATCGAAGTACCAGGAGGCGACCTGTATTTCTGCGGGCATCACTTCCGAAAGTACTCTTCCCGATTCTTTGATAAGGGCTACCCGGTCCACGATATTCAAGAGAAAGTAGCTTCCCAATGAGTGAGCATAAGGAACAGAAGCACAAGACTACTTCCAAGGAAACCGAGGAAATCGAGGAAACTTCCGTTCCTGAACCCAAGGAATTTGACATTGACGATATCCTCGATGAGATTGACGATGTGCTCGAAGAGAACGCCGAAGAATTCGTTCAAGGCTACGTGCAGAAGGGTGGCCAGTAATGGAGCCCGGACAAGTCGAACAAGGTGTCAGAACCACGATGACCGAATGGGGTATCCTCGAACCTACGGGCGCGTGGGAGGTCATGGCGATCAATCTAGCTCAGGTTCTCGACGGTACAAACTCCACTTTCAAGATGAGCGGTGACGCTAAGTACGGCAAGGATGACAAAGTGGCAGTAGCTAGCGTCAATCGGGAGCTTCGGCTCACCCTAGAAAAGGTTGATGCTATGCGACCTACGCATACACCAGATAAAGAGTCGCTAGAAGACAAATACTGATATGCCTAACGGGCACTACAAGAGCCCGGAATACCAGCGTAACAAAAAGCGGATGGTTTATCACGCATGGCGACACCAGCTCCCTTGCTGGCTCTGCCTTAAGCCTTTCCGGTTCAAGGGCGACATCACAGCCGACCACGTTATCCCGATATTCCAGGGCGGAACCCATGCTTATGAGAATTTGCGACCCGCTCACGACCTGTGTAATTCATCCAGGGAGTACTAATTTACTGACGTTAGTAAGGACGACTAAATGGCGCTAATTGGCGACCAGCGCCCACGCCTATACCATATCCCGATATCTCATAATCTGGAAGCGGGCGACGACGCTGTAGAGTATGCAAAGCAGCACGGCCTGGACCTGGACGACTGGCAACGGTGGTCACTACGACACATGCTGGCCCGAGATAAGAACGGGCTATGGACCGCCTTTGAAGTAAAACTCACTGTACCCCGGCAGAATGGCAAGGGCTCGATTTATGAGGCCCGAGAATTGTTCGGTCTTTTCTGCTGGCCCTCAGACAAGCTCTTGATCCACACCGCTCACGAGCACAAAACGTCGAGCGAGCATTTCCTGCGTGTCTGGGGAATCATTGAAAATAACGCCGACCTGATGAAGCAGGTGGCCGCCCCAAAGGGCCGTCACTCGACTGCTTACGGTCGTGAGTTCATCGAAACTAAAGCAAAGCCCACCATTATTATTGGCTCAGGTGGCAAGCATATCCGCAGGATCGGCAGCAAGCGACTGATTTTCATCGCTCGCAGCAAGGCATCCGGTCGAGGATTTACCGGCGACTGTATCGCCTACGACGAGGATATGATTCTAGACGCGGGGAAAATCGGAGCTTCGCTCCCTTCCCTTTCAGCGCGGCCAAACCCCCAAGTAATTTATGCAGGTTCCGCAGGCTTGAAAACTTCTACGCAGGCCGCTAAGGTCAGGCGTCGAGGGCTTGCAGGCACCAGCGATAGCCTGCTATACATTGAGTATTCGGCGGATATCTGCGACGAGTACTGTGATTATGACTGCGATAAGCATGATGATCCTGACAGCGAAGAGTCAGTAGCTAAGGCTAACCCTGGTTACGGCATTCGCATCACTAAGCGCTTTATCGAAAAGGAACGCGACGCATTCGAGGGCAACGAACCTGAATGGTGGCGCGAACGTCTTGGCGTCGGCCAGTGGCCCGCTGATTCTGAGGGCTGGACTGTTATCCCGAAGAAGTGGTGGAATATCACCAAGGATAAGAGTGCTGAACCGGAGCGAGTAGCGCGGCCAGTCTTCGCAGTTGACATTGCGATGGACCGTAGCTGTGCCGCTATTTCCGTTGCGGGATTCCGAGGCTCTGATAGTCGAACTGGTATTCAGATTATCGACTTCAAGCAGGGCACCGGCTGGCTCTTTGATCGAATTATGGAAATCCACGCCAAGTGGAAGCCCGTTAAGTGGATCATCGATAAGCGCGCCGCAGCAGGTTCGCTAATCACCGACTTGGAAAAGGCAGGAATTCCGGTAGAAACGTTGCAGGCGGCAGAAGTCGCGCACGCTTCCGGTCTGCTATTCGACGCATTCAGGGATGATACCCTGCGTCATTATGCTCAGGCTAGTCTGCGTACCGCTATCGCGGGCGCGGAATGGCGGAAGCTTAGCGAGTCTCGCGCGTTCGACCGTGTTAACGCCGGGTCGGAACAAGCGCCGCTGATGGCCGCAGCGTTCGCGCATTGGGGCTTTATGGAATTTGGCGATGAAGGCGACTACGATGCCGCCGATTCAGTTTACTTCAACCTAGCACGAGTTATCCAAATGTACCACGCAGGACATTACGGTCTGGAAGATATCCGCCGTCTTTACGAAAGAGGAATTATAGATGAAGATGACCTCGGAGCCTTGGCAGAAAAGGGCATCACTATCTAAGGTCCTAGCCCGTAAATACGCGGTAGTTCTGTGGGGCGTGATATGCGTTCTGTCGGTCGCGATTAGTGCCCAAGTCGCACGTGCCACTCGCGCATTCGGGCGCGGATGTGGCTCTGCCACTAAAGCCGGTAAGGGGATTCTCGCTCAAAAGTTTAACGGTGCCGCAGTACTGGTAACCATTGGTGCTGCAATTGTCTCTATCAGTGTCGCAGCTATTTACCGCCCGGCCGGTGGTATCTTGTGGGGACTGTTTATCATTCTAGCTGCTATTGATATGAGGCGATGAAATGGGACTTGTTTTCCGAAACAAAGAAGAACGGGGTTCGCTGGGAACTGGCGTAAGCAATAATCCCCTTTGGGGCATTTCTGGAACGACCGACTTGATTCCGCGCAGGATCTACACTAACGGCGCGAGCGGAGGGGCAGAGCCCGTAACGCTTGACACCGCTATGCGTAACTCCGCAGTCTGGGCCGCTATCAGAATCAGGGCTGACCTGATTTCTACGTTGCCGTGGCGAGTTTATAGCACCATTAATCTACCCGACGTTACGGTTCCTTTCAAGATCGACGCATCACCGACTCCGCTGATGACTGGAATTGACTTTATCCATTTCTTGTATTCAAGTCAGGTAGAGCTGGATCGTTCGGGTAACGCTATCGGCATTATCCAGAGTTGGGATGAACGAACTAGGACACCGGCCGAAATTGAGCTAGTGCCAAGTTCTTCGGTAGTCATCAGTGCGACGGGCAGCAAGATTACCAGCTACCGCATTAACGGAGTTGAATTCGAGCCTAAGTTTATCTGGCATGAAAAGCAATACACCGTTGCGGGCCTGCCCGTGGGCTTGAGCCCCGTTACATACGCGGCTTATACCTTGGGTCAGTACACCTCCATTCAGCAATTTGCTACTGAGTTCTTTACGTCGGGTCAGGGTCCGCGTGCGAGCTTGCAGAATACCCAGAAGAAGATCAATGATAAGGAAGCGGCAATCGTCTCGGAATCATGGCGTGCGTCGCAGTCTATGGACGAGCCTTTCATTCATGGCAATGACTGGGAATACAAACTCGTTTCCGCTCAGGCCGCATCTAATGACTGGATCGAGGGAGCGAAGCTTAACAGCGTTGACGTTTCCCGGTTCTTTAATGTTCCGGCCGACGTGATCGACGCGATTCTATCTGGCGGATCTCACATCACCTATTCCAATATCATTCAGCGTAACCTGCAATTCCTGGTTATGCTTTTGGGTCCGACAATTACCCGGCGCGAAGCGAAGCTAACAGAAATGCTCCCGCGTCCGAGGTTCTTTGAGTTTGACACCGATTATCTTATGCGAATGGACCCCGTAACAAGGGCCGAATGGGTTAAGACTCAGATCGATTCCCGTGCAATTACAGTCACTGAAGCACGCGCCGTATTCGGCCGCGACCCGGCAACAGACGACATGTACGAGGAATACTTCAAGGCAGGACTTGTCCACGGTAAGGCTTCGGCAATGTTGCCAGGCGACCCGGAAGACCCGAATATTAACCCTGCTATTGGCGACCAAATTGACACTGGTGGGGATAAGAAAAACCCACCGACTAGCGGCTCCACTCCGTAGTGAGCCACGATGAAGGGAAAATTCTAAATGGCTACTACTATCGACTTCTCTAAGTGGGACGCTAGCAAGGCGTGGGCGGCAGGCGCAAGCGCCGATGATCCCGCAGCATTTTACCAGGGGATTTGCGCGGCTAGGAAAGCGGGCGACTCGAAGAATCGGGAATCCTACGAGCTTCCTTATCGCTATTCTCCGTCGAGCCCACCTAACGCTACTGGCGTAAGGGCTGCGCTATCTCAGCTTTCACAGACAGACGGACTTACGAATAGGTCCGAAGCACAGTCTGCCCTTAACAGTCTTATGGAACAAATCCAGACAGCGGAAAAGAGTCGCAGTGGCGCTCTTAACGAGATGCGTAACTACCGGCTAGAGCATCGCCAGGAAATTCCTGGTGGAGAAACGCGACGTAAGGGATTCCCGTCTGAATTGCGAGGCAAGTTTGTCAAGCAGGATGGCCGATCTGTTTACGAGGTTGAGGGTTACGCGACTATTTACGATCGCGGCTATGAAATGTGGGATATGGCTGGTCCTTATATGGAAGTGGTTGATCCTCATTCTCTCGACCGTTCTCTTTCGCAGACTCCCGACGTTGCATTCCTGGTAAATCACCTGGGTGTGGCAATGGCGCGCTCGCGCTCTCGCAGCGGTAATCCTACTTTGATTCTGCGCAGTGATACTACTGGTATGGGTATCCAAGCATGGCTTAATGCCGAAAGGCAGGACGTTAAGGATCTGGCATCCGCCATTGACGACGAAATTGTTGATGAGATGTCGTTTGCATTCCGCATTGAGGATCACGTCTGGGATGAGGATTATACCCAGCTTACATTGAAGCAGCTTAACATTAATCGCGGCGATGTCTCGGCGGTTAACTTCGGTGCTAACCCATTCACCAGCATTGCAGCTCGTGCTGCTGACTGGCTCGAAGATCTTGAGCATATGCCCGAAGTGGTCGTTCGTGAACTTATGAACAGGGTACACAGGCGTAACGACGTGGCAGCCATTCTCCCCGAATTCAGGGAAGCGGCAGAATCGCTTATCACGCGAAA